TCTTGGCGTCAAGGAATAGGTTTTTAGCACTGGTAGGTTCTATATGACGATATTTTAGTTGCAGCAATTCATCTCTCATCTCACGACCAAACATCTGGAGTTGCTGCCAGAAGTTGACAAGAGGTTCATAAAGATCATTAACCCAGATCTTTAGATTTGGATACTTCTTAGTGATATGAATGGCAACGCTACCACCACCAAGAAATGGTTCGCGGAATTCATCATACTCCCTAAGATCAGGGAAGTATTGATCCATCTTGGTGCAAGCACGGGACTTGCCTCCAGGGTAGCGTAAGGGTGTTTTATAACTTTTCAGACTGCTCATAATCTTTCGGATGATACTTCAAAAATTCCCAGAAAGTCATCTTCATTTCTTTCTGTGTCATACCGCAGTGTTTTGCGGCAGCAGGTAAAGTCATTTTAGCACGAAACAATGCCATATTTGCCTGCTCAACAAGTTGGGGTGTAGTCTTCACTTTTGGTTCTACCAGTTTAGTTTTATCGATAACGAGTAGGCCCATCCAATTCTCCCACAAGTGTATAAGTAAGTCTATTTACGCTTTCTGCCATAACACGGTATCCAGCACCCACATAGAGTTGCCCAAATACTACGGCAACCGTACAAACTCCCCAGAAGTAATAATACATTCTGGACTTTATTTGGTGTCGTTTGTTTTTCATGATCAAAGTACCAGTTTTTTGCTAGGTGCTTTGATTACAGAGAACATCTCTTCATATTGTTCAACAACTTGTCCTTGCGCCTCAGCAATATACACAACGTATTTTTTAGTCACTTCCAGTTCCTCATTTTTACCTTTTAGAAGAGGAGACCAGGGAGCAAAACCCATTTGACCATTACCAGCAGGAACGGCAACAATAGGATTGCAGATGATCACAGAATCATCTTTTTCCTCAATCAGGTCTGCGATAACATCTTCACCAGACCACATACGAATAAGTTTTACATTCATTTAAAGTTACACTCCAGTAAAAATTCCAACAATAGTTCCCTTTGGGGGATTATTTTTTGGTTTATTTGTTCTAGTAAATCCATCCTGATCCACTTTACTATAATATCTAACTGGTCCAGGATTTTTAGTAACATTGGAGGGTTTTGGATTTAATGTTACATTTTTACCATTGCCACCCTTGTTACTACTTTTCCATTGAGTCTTTTGAGATTTTCCAGGTTTTAATTTTACAACCTCTTCAGTGATTTCAACTTCTTTTTCAAAATCAATCATCAAATCTGCAGAGTGTAATGAATACATTGTTTTGCCCCAATCATATTGAGATAAAAGGGTTGGTTTTTCATAGCAATAAAGTTGCTTCAAATCTTCATCATAATAAACTTTTACTCCATTAGACTTGACAAATTCCCAACCAAATTTTTTCATCCACTTTTTTGGATCTACACCAAAAGTTGATGTCTGCTTTCCAAATTTCAGATAATATCTAGTTTTAATCATTTGAAGTTACACTCCACCATTAATTCAGTTAGACAAGCAAGCATATTTATTTCCTGATCGGCTACAAATGCCGACTGATACTGATACTTAGCAATAACAAGCACAGCAGCAGGAACACTATTGTTTTCAAGGGATGTATAACAAGCATCGTAAATACGACGCATAAGGACAGTAGTATCATTGTCCATGTTAGAAACCACCCACTTCCGAACTTCTGAGAAATTCTTTTCTTTAAGGTTTTTAACGAGTTCATTTACGGCAACATCAGAGAAAGTAGCAAGAATGCCAGAGTCAATCTTCCCACTTACAGAATAACGCTGACACTCATTCAGCACTCGCCGCCAATCGGGGAAGTGCTTATTAATCAGTTCTACCAGGACCTTGTTATCATATTCAACACCTTCTGTATCCAAGATTTCTTGGATACGCTTGAAGAACTGTGCTGCGATACCCTGTCGCTCCTTTCCTTTGATGGAGAAGTCAATGACGGCACATCGACTGTGGAGGGGTTCAAGGATCTTGTTCTTGTAGTTACAGGTGAAGATGAAGCGGCAGTTGCCAGCAAACTCCTCAATAAACGCCCGTAGGAGGAGTTGTACATCGTTGGACGTGTTATCTGCCTCATCAATGATGATGACTTTGTGTTTAGAATCTGATGTAAGCGAGACGGTCGAAGCGAAGTTCTTCGCATTGTTTCTGACAGTATCGAGGAATCTACCCTCGTCGGATCCATTGATGACATATACATCTGCTCCAAGTTCATTGCACAGTGCTTTGGCAACCGTAGTTTTGCCGATACCAGGAGGACCTGCTAACAGCATATTGGGGATTTCGCCCTTATTTAGAAACTCCTTAAACATCTGCTTGGCAGAGTCGGGGAGAATACATTCATCAATAGTCTTTGGGCGGTATTTCTCAACCCAAATAAAATCACTCATTATCAAGAACCTCAATGTGAGACAAAAACTGCGCTGGAGTATTCCACCACATCATCTGAGTGTCTTCCCAGTTATCAAAAATTACAAAATCACCATGAGCATCCACCAACTTATATCGGTGACGAATGTATGGTTCATTGGACGTTTCAGTAAAATACCGAGAGTCCTTTTTATCAATCAGTTTCATAATTAAACCCAATCAGGTTTGCGTTGGGGCATACGAAGATAGTTGTCTTTCACCCAAGGTTTGGATGCAATATACATCTTGTATGCGTCAAAAGTAGAAATACTAGTATCAAACTTGTATTCCTCAGGCATTGCCCGTGCGAAAGGAGTTACTTCATCCAACTTACCCTTAGGGAAAAGATAGTATGCATGAGTCAATGTCCCCTCACAAGAGTGAGTCTTATTATAGCGCAAACTATACTCTTGGCACAAGTTCAATCCCCACTTGATAAGCCAATAGGCATTATCCACCGTTTCCGCCGCCCATTTGGTGCATGGGTGGTTGCGAAATGCCCCCTTCGCTGTCTTATAGGCAGTGCCGTCTTGCTTGGGAAGAACCCCATAATCATGATACCAGGGAGAAGCAATAATGCTAAGCATTTGGCAGCACTCAAGCGGCATCTTGACAATGTGCTTGTCAGGAAGACAGATGGCACTTTCAGCAGGGAATGGATTTGTGACAAAGATGTTCATCGAAAGAACTGCATGAGATATCCTAACCCCCATTGTAGGGTGTTGGGAGGGATATCGTCAACGTTTTCTTCTAAAAGTTTTTTTGCTGCGACTAAACGTTCAACACCACAAGCTTTCGCTGATGCTTCCGAAATTGAATTGAATTCACGGAGTGCTTCATCATCCCCCTGCTTATATCCACGAACATAATAATCTCTTGCTTGCCGCATGAGTTCTTCAGTTTCTGGAGCAAAGGTAATTGTTTCTTCCTTCAAAGGGATTTGCATTCTTTTCATACAAGACATGCTAAACTTCATTGCACGGCGAGTGTCATCGATGGATAAAGCATAATCTTCTCCATCTCGGAATGCATACTGAATAATACCATTAGTACATTCCATCACACGCAAAATGGCAATCTTGTCTAACTCTTCGTTTGGTAGATTATTATAAAGTTCTTTCCAATTTTTCATAACGAAAGTTGAATAATTTTAGAGGCATCAATTGCAGAGAAAAATGTTTCCAAACCAACGATATCCCAAGTCTTAATCTTAACAGCAAATGGAAGCATTGCTACGTTTCCAAATAGGCGGATCCAACATCCCCAATAAACAGAAACATAAAGAATAAAAAAGTATCCAATAATTAAACAGATACTTCCCAAGACACGTAGTTGATTTGCGTTCATTCAAGTGGTCTCACAAATTCGTTGGAAACAATGTCTCTAGCATCCATTGCTTCATACATGTATGTTACACCAGCACGAGGAACTGTGTGTTCTCCACATGTAAAAACGTCACAAACTGCCATACCAACCTCTGGCCAAGTGTGAATACTGATATGAGACTCAGCGAGCAGAACAACAGAAGTCACACCTTGTGGATCAAACTTGTGGGAGGAAAGATCCAATAAGGTACTCTTACAGAGTTCTGCTGCCTTCACAAGAACATTGCGAACATGCGCTTCATCATCCAAAAGTCCAAAAGGACAACCCTTAAGGGTAAAGAGAATGTGCCTCATCATCCAAAGGTGGAATCAGGTTCCAGAGCAATGTAATACTTGAGGTTGTAACGAGTGTTAGTGAATTGAGAAAGCAGTTTAGAAGAAACAACAACATCATATGCACCAGGAATAATCTTGATGTTTTCTACTTTGAAATTGAAAGTAAATTCCTGATCGGTTTCACCAACAACAATAGCATACTCATTAGAAGTATCATTCTTCTTATCACGAACCACCAGTTTGATGACACCTGCTTCACCAACTGCAGAGAGATCAGGTAGTTGATACACTGCTGCTGCTTTCACCAGTTTCTCCAGAGATGCACTGTCCAATTGGAAACAAACATCTTGAGAAGGAAGTTGAATGTCTTTCTCAGGGGGAGAAATAATAACATTAGGATCGGCAAAGAAATACTTCACACGACGCTTACCTTCTTTGATACTCAGATAAGATGCTTCATTGAAGTCAAGATCAGGATCCTGGTGAAGACTCAAACCATTTAGAAACTGATTAAGATCATAGATGGCAAAATCACGAGGAAACTCTTCTTTGATATCTGCCTCTGCCAGAATGTTCTTAGCGACAGAAATAGTACGAAGACGGTTACCCTCTTTCACGAGGATAGAGTTGTTGATACCTGCAAAGTTCTTAAGAATAGTCAGGGTATTATCAGAGAGTTTCATGTTATTCATTGATTGTAAGTTTCGCGTTGTGCATTCTTATCGTTGAAGTGCATCAGAAGTACAGCATAATGCAGAATCTTCATAATATCACGGCGGGCAGTGCCTTTCTTATCATAACGAGAGGCATACTTGAGAATATTAGAACGGCAGAATGCTTCTCCGTCACCACATGCTTCAATCAGGTCCAGCGTTTGAATTTTATCATCACCAGAAGAGTAATGTTGATTGTATGTTGCGGAAATATATTCTTCCAATTCTTTGATGATTCGTGATTCGCTGTACTTGTAACGTCGATCAGTTTTTTCAGTCATTTTGTTTTGAATTAAGAATTCGTAGTCACTGTGACCCCAAGGAGTCATTCCGTCATTAACGGAGTACGGATATTCATCCATTTTTAGTTCATCATAAAGTAAAGACCAGGAATTAACCATAGCAGAAAAGGAAATCATTTACAAGTGATTCTGCTTTTTCTTTTCCAAACTTGCTGGAAAGATATCCACTTACAGGATCCAGGCGTTTCATATATTTGTCGAAATCCCCGTAAGTAGAAGAAACAGCAAACCCACTAGGTTTCTTTGATTCTAGCATTTCTTTGTATGCTTGTAAATAGGCACGGAAGTCATCAAGATAATCATTGACCTGATCCATCGTGCATTTGCGAACAAATACATTCTCGGAGAAGTGATTACCAGGTTCAAAGAATCTGAATGAACCATCTGCCTTTGGGAGATCTGGATGAGAGAACAAATAGTTTTCCACTGGGTGTTGGAAGTCAAATACAATAATAACCTTCTTATCAAAGAAACCCATCAAATCCATCCCGAAGCAGGGTAGATTCTCACCCGTCTTTGGATAGATGATGTTGTTATATATGCAAGACTTTCCATCCCAAATCTCAACTTCCCTGGACTTGAGAACATATTTATTGTTATATATCTTGGCGGAGAGGGAGGTGCCGTTGTCCTCCCAGTCTGCCCAGTCACAAATGTTCTCGAAGTCAGGAAACGTTTCCCACAGTACCTTCTTGTACTGGTTCCACAGGGAGTTGGAAGTCGGCGTCAACTTTGTCATAGAGTTCAAGGAATGCTTGTTTGGTTTCATCATCAAATCGGTTTACACAGACTTGAATTGCTTTTGCTTTGTCTTGGAAGATAGAATAGGCACGAATGATATGTACCAGACGGCGAGTGGAAATGATTTCTTCAATACCACCATCATAGAAGGTCTTACGGATGATGTCAGCCCAGTCAGTCAGACGCTTGCAGAAATCAGAATCACTAACACCCAGAGAAGAAGAAATACCCTCAAGGATCTTCTGCTCAGTCTTAGGAGTCGGATACTCCTGCTCAAAGGTCACAGGGAAACGCTCAAGGAATGCCTCATTAAGCACATTGGTGCCGATGAAGCGTCCATCATCACTACCCTTACCTTTGGTGTTGGCAGTGGCAATAACATTGAAACCAGCAGCAGGTTTCACCCAACGACCAATCTTCTTGAGGAAGACACCCTTACCTTCTAGAATGGACTGAAGGCAGAGGATCTTATTGGAAGCCAGGTCAATCTCATCAAGGAGAAGGACTGCTCCACGTTCGAGTGCTTCGATGACGGGACCGTTATGCCATGCGGTGTTCCCATCAACAAGCCTAAAACCACCGATAAGGTCATCTTCATCAGTCTCAATAGTAATATTTACACGGATCAGTTCGCGTCCAAGTTGGGCACAAGCTTGCTCAACAGAGAACGTTTTACCGTTGCCAGAAAGACCCGTAATGAACGTAGGATAGAAAAGACGAGATTGAATAATTTTGCGAATATCGCCAAAGTTACCAAAGCGGACGAAGGTATCATCTTTTTCGGGGATAAGATTTTGTTGTTCCTGAACGGGAACAATTGCAGCAGGAGCCTGATAGGTTTGCTCCATTTGTTCCCGAACAGTAAGATTCCACTTACCACGACCAGTTTTGTATTGCTCAAGTTTCTTAGTAACGGTCTGGTAGTTAGAACCATTCATAGCACACCATCCACGAATATCAGCAGAAGTAACGGACTCACCGTAAACTGCCTGAAGAGAAGTAATGATGTAGTCAGCAGAGATGGTCATTTGTTTGGGATTTGTTTTTCAACTGAAGTTATTATATACGAAAAAAGGGGGTTTCAAAACCCCCAGTGTGCGGTTTTTAAATTGGACCTCAACCTTCGCCCCATCCTTTTTCTTCAACACTTTCTTCAACGACAGGTTCAAATTTAGGTTCTGGTTTAGGAGCAGGTGCTGGTTTTGGTGCGGGTTTAGGAGCAGGTGTAGGTTCTGGAGTGGTTCCTGTTAGGGGTCTTCCAGCAATACGATCTAAAAATCTAGACATCGTTATAAAAAATTTTTAATTATTTATTAGGCAACAAGCTCCACAAACTCTCCAAGGATTTTTTTATTCATTTTCTTAGACTTGAGACTCTTGGCAAAAGCAGATTTGATTTGAGTCTTAGTAGCATCTTCAGCAACCTCAAAGTCAGCATCCTGAGAAAGGGCATTAGCAGAAATACCAAAGTAGGAATGATATCCAGACTTCTTGATAGTGAATGCCCTTTCTTTCCTCCAGATACTCATGGTCTTCTCGTGCTCAGGACCGAAGTATCCACAGTAGCGGCGAATGAAACCACCAGCATCACGGGACTCAAGCACACGGATACCAATGAAGTTGATATCCTTGAAGTTATCGCGGAGGTTGCGAAGAAGAATATCAGTGAATTCATACCACTCACAATCAAGAGAGTAGGACATACCAGTCTTACGATCACGGAGGAAAGAATTAGGTCCAATGTAATTGGTGCCCATAAAAGGTTCATCCTCCCAGCGGCGCTGAACTTCACGGTGATACTTGGGCATTGCTGCTTCACCATCAGTCAAGATTACACACTGAACTTTCTGGAGTTTGTTCTCCTTTTGGAAATTGGGAAGAATTTGATGGAGAGAAACAAGAGTTTCATTCAAGGGGGTTCCAGAAAGACTCATACCATAAGGAATTTGATAACGAGTGAAAGTGTTCCAACGGAAGGCATGGGCAAGACGGAACAGATTCTTCATCTGTTCTTCCAAAGTTTTACCATTAGTCTTGCTAGTGAGCATATTCATGAGAGAGAACCACTCACCAACCTGAACCAAACCATCCTTTTTGGTATAGGCAAGTTCACGAATATTTGCTTTACCATTCTCATCATAGGAAACTAGAGGATAGTCACTGGTGAAAGCATAAACCTCAAAAGGAATAGCAACCTTCTTACAGAACCAAACAAGGTTAAAGAGTTGCTTGACGGTATCGAGCATCACATCACTCATAGAACCAGACCAGTCAAGGATAAACACCAGACCGTGATTCTTACCGTCAGCAAGGGTAGTGACTTTCTTGAAGAGGTCTTCATTGTATTTGTAGGTGTGAAGTTTGGTGCAGTCCAGCACACCAGTGCGAGCAGTAGTAGCACGAGCATAGGAGTCTGCTGCCTTACGGCACTCAAACTCTTTCACAAGATAATTGACTTCTTTCTGTGCCGAACGTTTGAACTCTACAAACTTCTTATCAACTTCACCAAAGATTTCCTCATGGGTGTGCTCCTGTTCTTCGATCCAAGAACCCCAGTATTCTTTACACTTATCATGAATTTCAGCATTAGGAACAATGATTTTTTTCAAATCAAGTTTTGGCAACTCAAGATAAACATTCTCAGGACCACCATTCTCAACGAGTTGCTTGAGTGCTTCCTCAAGCGACTCCATAGTTTTAACCTCTGGTTCCTCATTGGTTTCACCACCAGCAGAAGTAGGTTGCTGCTCCTGCTCAGCAGTGCCACCATAAGAATCGGTTTCACCAGGCTGCTCCTGCTGATCATTCTCACCCTCAGGTTGATCAGAAAAATCAGAAGCACCTTGATTAGAACCAGAAGTCTGAGACTCCAAATCATCCATGGGAGTCTTCATTTCTTCTTCCTGCTTCTGCTTACAAAACCTATAGAGCTTCCAAGCAGCAGCAAGAACATCAACAAAAGTTTCAGTCTCTCCAATCAAGGTGACAAGTTCTTTCTCATCATCCTCAAAAGGAACATCTACAAAGTTTCCAATCTTGTAATAAAGATTAACCTTATCGGCAAGATTATAGGTAGTAATATCTTCATCTTCAAGTTGGAAGAAATCTTGCTCAGCAAGCTCTCCATACCCTTTGTAGAAGGTCTTGGAGAGACCCGCATACCGACGCTTCATCAGTTTTTCGATACGAACGTCCTCAACCACATTCACAAACTGTGGAGGGATCTTGTGCTCCTTCAACCAATCCTCATCGGGAGTATAGAGAGCATGTCCCACTTCATGACCCACCAGGAGATCATAGACGGTGCTGCTTGCCTTCTCCCACATAGGAAGAGTCAGCACACGAGTGTGGACATTAAAGCAGGCAGTCTCCACCTTCTTGTGCTCAACCACCAGGTCCTCAGTGGCAAGGAGTTTAGCAAGTTGGGACTTGATTTCGTGGCGAACGGTCATAGGTCTGTTGCGTATGAACCTATTATACAAAAGAACCCCGCTGTTTAGGCGGGGTCATGTGACGGTTCATCAACTGTCTTTGGGTATAATTATTTATCAGTATCAAGATGCAACAAATGCTTCTCCAAGTTCTACTGCTTCTTGGAATCCTACAAGTCTTGGTGATGCAGAATCAATAACTTCTTGTTTCCCAAGAATAATCTTAATGTGTTTTGTATTTTGTGTGATTATACTATGAATTTCTTCACTATGAGTACCTTCTGTAACAAGACGACGAACTAAATCTTCACTATGTCCTGTAGATTCAAGTGTTCTTTCCAAGTTGAATGTTGCTCGTCTTTTTGAGTCTGGCATTTAATTACTCCTATTGTACAATGTTTAATTTTTGTCTCCAAAAATCCATTCCTTTACACTTATTTAAAATGTTTTTAGAGAGAATTTCTGATGGATCTGGTGCAGTTGATTCAAGTTTAGAATGAACTTGGTGCATATCAGCAAGTCCATAAGTTCTCAAATCTTGTTCTTGGTTTTGATTCTTCAAATTATCAAAGGTATGTTCATAATATTCTTCACCAACAAATTCATACAAAGATTCAAGAGTTTCTTCTGGATTATTTACCAAGTCTTTATATTCAACAAAATGAATATTGTCTGCAAATCCTTGCTTTAGTCCTTTTTGAATTGCATCTAAACTTTGACCAAGAATTCCTTGAGGACCAGCAATATATTCACAACGATTATCATCACTCAAGGGAATATTAAGTTTAACAAGTTGTTCATCAATAAAGTTAATTCTTTCCTGACCTTCTTTATAGGGATTACGACGAATCATCATAATCATTGAAGTGAGAATTTCATCAATATCTCTCACAGGACAAATAATCTTTGCTTGTTGACCAATATAACCTTGAATATAAGGAACTCTTGCAGTCCAAGCACGATTCTTATCAATTACTACAGGTTTCTCAACATCATCATAGAATTGATCAATAATTGAAGAGATAATATTCTTTGCTTGTTCTGGTTTTGGATATCCAGTAAAGAGTTCATTATTTGCTAAATGATTTTCCACAGTATACATTGTGGATAAAACTGGACTTGAAGGACCAGAATAAAATCTTGGATTTTGATTTAAAATCGCAGAAAGGACGGTACTACCAGAACGAGGTAGTCCTGCCATAAAATAATAAGTTTTCATAAATTAATTTCTATCAAACTGCAGTAGTTGTAAGTGTACCATCAGTATTTACACTCAATCTCCAAGCAACTCCGTTGGAATCAGTAAGTATAACACCCTCTGAAGTATTAACACCAACTTTAACATCACCCCCAACTTGAAGTTTCGTTGTTGGATTTGTGGTTCCTATACCAATATTGAAGTTTTCATTACCCACAATCCAATAATCAGTATGACCGCCAGATCCAGTGGTTTTTATACCAATTGCAAGTTGAGTGCTCTTATGTGGTTCTGGAGCATCAAAATCACCCCTGAATGCATTAGTACCAACACCAATGATAACTTTATGATCTACCGTTGTGGTATAGTCACCAAAACCACCTGTATGAGCACCAAGGAACATACTCCACGATGTTGTGGCAGAAGCATATCCTGCACCCTCTCCTAAGAAAACATTTTCTCTTCCACCATCATTATCAGAACCAGCGCCGCCACCAATATAAACATTTCTAGAACCACTATAGTTTTGACCAGCACCAGCACTATTACCAATAATAATATTAGAAAAAGCATCAGTTGATGAATTGAGACTATATCCAGAATATCGACCCAGGAATATATTATCCGTTCCTGTAGTATTGGCCTGTCCTGCAAACTGTCCAATGGCAATATTACGTGATCCAGTGGTATTATATGCTCCTGCATATCTACCAATAAAGACATTCTGATTTCCAGTGGTGTTATATTTTCCTGCAGACGAGCCAAAGAAGTTATTATCATCTCCACCAGTGTTAGAATATCCCGCATATGAACCAATGAAGTTATTTTGATGTCCATCGGTATTGTTAATTCCAGCACTATAACCACCTATGAAAACATTATTATAACCAGTGGTGTTAGCACGCCCAGAATAAAGACCAAAGAAGTTATTATAATATCCAGTGGTGTTGTTTTCTCCCGCATAAAGACCAAAGAAGTTATTACCAGTTCCAGTAGTGGTTAATTTACCTGCACCACCACCAATAAAGTTGTTATTAAGTCCTTTCCAATCACCACCTACTTTTGGGGTCAGGTTTGGTCCTGTATTTTCATCGCCAATTAGAACATTTGTTGATGGATAAGCATATCCCAGAACAGTTCCAAATCCAATTACTTGAGAATCAAATGTTGAACCAACTTGTAGTTTCGTTTGTGGATTTGTGGTCCCCACTCCAACATTAGAAGTTGTGTTAATTCCTGCTCCTGTTGATTCCCAGTAGGATTCCCCACCTCCACCTCCACCACCGATAGTAGTGCCACCAGCAGTGGAACCATCTGATAGTTTGAGGGAGGCAACACTGGGGTTATAGAATACTTCTCCTTCATTTCCAATAAAGGCATCAGGGTCAGTTGCTCCAAGTTTTTCTACAAGAAGTCTATAAGTAGTGTTGGTTGATAAAGACATTTTATTTTATACAGACTTTTTATGTATTTATTAAAAAAAGCGTCCCCTTGCTGGAGACGCTTCTTGAGTGCTTGGCGGCGTGCCTTTGCTTGTCGGAGTGCTTGTGGTTTAAGTTTTCGTTTCTGTTCTTTCTTGGAATGGTGCTGCCAATTTGGAGTGTTCATTCTTCTTGTGCCTGTGAAGACACCATACGGGAAAAACCTTTGACTTTTTCGAACCTTATGACACTTTCGAATTTGTCATGAAGATCTGCTTTGTGGGAAATCACAAAGATATTAGCATCCTTAATCACATAACGAATAATCTTAAGGAACTCATCGGTTCCAAATCCATCAAGAGAACTATCAAACACCTCATCCATAATCAGCAGATTAGTATTAACGGAGTTTTTGACTCGGGCGACTTCTCTCCAAGTGAAGAGTAGGGCAAGGTCGATTCTCATTTTTTCACCCTCACTGAAGGAACTATAAGAAAAGTCTTCGTGAATGGGCGATTTTACCGTTTCGTTAAATTCTTCATCCAAATGAAAATTAATATAAAAGTCCATCATCTGTAGGTAACGATTGACCTGCTGATTTATGAACGGAAGATACTTCTTAATGATCTTCGTCTTAACGCCATCGTCCCTGAGTAGGGAATAGGCAAAATCGTAATAAACGATTTCCTGTTTTTTGTCTGCTAAGTATTCGAATGTTTTTTGGAGACTTTCTTTAAATTCCTCTAGCTTCTCATGTTCAGTATTTCGGTTTGCAAGGTTCTCGGCAATTGTTTGAATTTCATTTTCAAGATCTCTGATTTGTCTCTGGTTGAGGGAAATCCGAGTATTGTTTTGAGAAATGCCATGCGTGAGTTTTGTAATCTCCTGGGAAAGTGCGGTGAATTGACGCTCTCTTTCTTGTTCGAACTTGATGGTGTTTTCGAGTTCTTCGTAACCTTCCTTGAGTTCCTTTGCTTTATTTTGTGCGTCCGTAATTCTATTTAACCGAAACTCTTCCTCAATAGTCTGAGTACAAGTAGGGCATACCGTATTTTCTGTGAAAAACTTATGTTCTTTCGTAATCGCAGATACTTTCTGGGAGATTTTACCTCTGAGATTGTTTAGTTTTACTAACTTTTCACCAGCACCAGTTACAGTTTCCTGCTCATGTACTAATAGATCAATATCATCTTGAATACTTTCATTATCTTTTAAACAATCACCAACTTCAGAATCTAAATTGGCAATCTTTTCTTTGTTGGCATTGATATTGGCATTACCACGATTCTCCAACTCTTCGATGAAGTTCTGTTGCATCTTCATCTTATCTTTTAGAGTTTCTTTCTTCAACTCTAAGGATTTGATTTGATCTTTTTGGGTGCGGATCTTGTCTTTGATAATTCCATTCATCGCAGAGAAGATACGAATATCTAGAAGGTCCTCAATAACTTCACGGCGATTAGCAGAAGTCAACTGCATGAAAGGCACAAAAGTGCTGCTACCCAAAATTACAATCTGAGTAAAAGACTTGTAGTTTACCTTGAGAATATTTTCTTCTAGAATACGTTGATTGGAACGGTCATCTGCCTCTTTATGGAGAGGAGATCCATTTACCTCAATATCAAAGATATTTGGCTTAATCCCACGACGTACAAGATACTCTCTGTTATTAACAGAAAATTCAATCTCCACACAACAATCTTTCTCGTTAGTTGTGTTTGGAAGTTGTGGTTTATTAATCTTACGAAATGGTTTATTAAAAAGAACAAATGTCAGGGCATCCAGAATTGTGGATTTACCAGCCCCATTTGTTCCAATGATAAGGTTAGTACTATGTTTTTGAAAATCAACTTCAGTCCACTGATTTCCCGTAGAGAGGAAATTTTTCCATTTAATCTTGTGAAAAGTTATCATTCAATTTCGGGGGAATAACGATATCGTTCGGTGTCACCACAGCGTACTTGTAATTATACATCCTACAAGTCTTTATGGCAAGAGCATCATCAACTTCTACTACATCCATTTCGGATTCTTCTTGTTCTTCCAGCAACAAAGCATAACGAGTGGCATCATCCTCTTCTTCAAATAAGAAGAGGACTTTATCTCCGTCTTGATCAATTACAGCATAAGCACCATCATCTTTACGATCTCTGATTGCTAAAAGAAACATTACTCTACTTCACACGCTTCTCTGTAAATACTCTGAAAGATATTTTTAATTCGATCTTTGTCAAGAGATACCTCAGACTCTTCAATATATCTATTTAAGATTGTCATTGTGTTTTCATCTTCACTGATTTCAAAATCTTCACTCTCTTGAATTTCAAAATTTTCAATGATCTTTAAATCTTGAACTCCAACACTGTAAAGTTTATCGATGAACTTTTCAAAGTCTTTTGGTTTGGACTTTTTACGAACAATGACCTTAACATTCTTGTTTTCATACTCTGTAGCATCAAACATTTGATGTGGAGTATCCTCATAGTAGATGTTATAAAACATCTTATATGGATTATTTACGGAAAAATGCTCTAGAGTTTCTGTATCGAAGATATGGAATCCACGAGTATCATTTACATCCGTCCAGAACATCTCATAAGGATTGCCTAGGTAGAAGATTCGTCCATCATTCGATCTAGTGTGATAGTGTCCCGAGTAGACACGCTCGAACTTCTCAAATAGTTTGCTCTCAGTACCGTGCTCCATGACGAGCGATCGATTAACTCTAAATCCTTGGAGTTCCAAGTGCCCCATCGCACACCTGCAAACAGTCTTTTTAATAGTGTTGAGAGATAATTCTTCATTTTCTTGATTAATCCAGGGTAAAAATAAAATATCAAGCCCACCAATATTCACTTCTGTGGGCTTACTATAAGTTTTAATATTGGTATAAGTTTGAAGAAGCAATTCTGGTGAATTCACTTCATTCGTGTTCTTGTAGTATGTGTCATGATTACCAACGATCATATGCACATCATACTCCTTCAAAGGATCAAAGACAACTCGCTTTGACCATTCAAGACTTTGATAATCAATCGACTTACGACTATCGAATGCATCACCCATGTGAATAACTGTAGTTACACCATGTTTTTTTAAAGCTGGAAAAAAGACATTTTTGTAAAACAGTTCAAAGTAATCATGGAGATGTTTTGATCCTTTGCGGGCACCGTAATGGGTATCCGTAATAATGGCAACCTTCATCGAGTCTTATATTGAATATTATCCTTAATCGTATTATAGTCGCTCATGCTGCCAGAAAGCAAGCTGTCATCAACCATCATAACTTCATCAAAACCAGTCTTCTCGATAATTTTAGTTTTGATTTCCAGTTGCTTTTTCTCTTTCTGAATGCGTCTCAAGAAGGCATAGTGAATAATTTGAGTGAAGTAAGCAAATGGGTTACTACTCTTGTTTGGATCAAAATTATGAATATATTGAATACAATTTTCAATACCATCAGAAATCATGTCATCTCGGAACATATAGTTCACGAAATTCGGTTTGTAAGAAAGGTGAGTGGCAATCTTGAGGAAACACTCTCCAAGATAATTTGGGATGGTTGGTTTGCCTTCCCAATGCTTCGCCCTATCTTCCCTAGTGGGTTCTCTACCGTTGAGCTCTAAGAAACTTTTTTCTACTTTTGATCTATAGACGATCAGTGCTTCTAGAAGTTCTTTGTTATTGACGTAATGTTCTGATTTCTTTTTAGGCATGACATTGTTATTCAATTAAAAAATGTTATGTATATATTATACCATATTTTGAAAGCTTGACAAGTTATCAAAATCTCAGTAGAATACCTTTGTTAGGGTTAAAGATCAATAATAGCTAGCTTTCTTTGATACCCTTATAGATTCTTTCCAAGAACTTTCTTGCTTTATCTACTGAAGTTACATATCCCATTTTATCAGATATCTTTACTTTATTGGGTTCAGAGGTAATGTCATCATTATCTTCTTCCTCATCTTCTTCTAAGTATTTTTCATAAAAACTTATAATTTTTTTATCACTTACTTCACTCATTGTGATAATCTTATCAAGTTTCAAAACATAAAGATCATCGGTAGGAATATCCATCCAGGGTTTTACCTTCACATAAATTCCATGAGGACTTTCCAATACTTTCATAATTACTGGATTTTGAAGTAGAAGAATAGGGTCGCCATCATTTTCATCAATGCTCATGAGAGCAAAGATTTCTTCTCCAGAAATTAATTTAATTGCTGCGTGGAATTCATCTCCCATTAGTTTTTAAGCGAAATGTTGACAATATCGTAATTAAAGTTTTCTTCGTTATAAACTTTAATTCTTTCTATTAGATGATTAAGTGTATAATTTTTCCTGGACTTGTAACTGATGTCGTCAGCGATATCATAAAGAGTTGCCTTTGTTTTGTTATTGCCTTTTCTAAGGACTCTTCCGATACTTTGTAGGTTTCTAATTCTAGATTTTGAAGGAGAGGCAAAAATGACATTATGAAGATTTTTAATATTAATTCCAGTAGAGAATGTGCCGTATGAAGCAACGATAATTGCGTTATTTTCCTTCTCAGTAATCTCCCTTACCTTTTCTCTATCTTCTGTTGCTACACCACCATGAACAAAAAATACATGACGATCAGCGGTCAATTTGCTACTATTTATTAATTCGTAAAGTGGTTGTCCATGCCCTTCAACACGGGAAAATAATATGAGCGTATTACCTTTAAGATCAAGGGCAAGGTTACGTATAAACTTGTTGCGTCGTTCATGGTTAATAATGTACTGGACTTCTTCTTCAAAGTTTTCAAACTTATGTGCGGGGTGTTTCAATAGAAGCACGTTGATATCTAACTTGGCAACATGCCCCTTCTTCATCAGTTCTTCTGTTCTGATGATTTTGTAGGAGGGACCGAATAATCCCTCCAATACCCATTTATGAGTTTGAGTTCCATCAAGAGTGCCTGTAAAACCAAATCTGTATTTCGCATCAGAAAGTTTTCCCATTATAGATATTAAAGACTTAGACTTAAACTGGTGTGCCTCATCTCCAACAACCACATTAAATCTTGAAAAGTATTTACGAGGAAGTTTGTAGATGGACTGCCAGGTCGTGATAATGACCTGTGAATCGGTCTCTCTTTCCTTTCCCGCATATATCTTGTGGCAAAATGAACCTACATCCCAGCCGTAATCTGCAAAGTCTTTATACATTTGCTCTACAAGCGAAGTCGTCGGAACGACTATCAGAATATTTTGTCCTTTCTCAACGTAATATCGGACAAGACAATATATCATCAACGACTTTCCAGAAGCAGTTGGAGATATCAGCAACTTTCTATTATGTCTTAAAGCGTCGTATACTCCCTCTACTTGATATTCCCGGGGAGAATACTTGCAAATAGAATTCATATAATCTTTCACACCTTCCTTTGAGATAAAATCATTGACCTCAAATGGAAGACCATAAAATTTATTATTTGTAAATTCGTAAGTGTAACCGTGATCGTCACAAAACTTTGTTACCTTATCTAATAACCCAACGTATATCTCTCCAGTTTGGGTATTAAATAAACGAATTTTTCCGTCCCAGTACTTATTTCGGTACTGAGGCATAAACTTTGCACCTGGTACATCAAAGGTAAATTGGTCTGCCAGTTCATAGAAGACGTGTGGTTCTGCCTTTACCTGTAGATATACTTCATTCTTTTTTGATATAATCAAATGAGACATAACCCATAAGTATCACCTATGGATATTTATTCTTTGACTTTAAACGTATATTCTAATATCAATCTTTCTAGAAAATCTTTCAGACCTTCTAATCTTTCTTTTTTATCTGGACAAGAAACCCAATTTTGAAGATGGAGATTTATTGATTCGTGAATCTGCCTCACATCTTCAATTCCCATGTCCATTGATACGAATGGTATATTTTCATCAAAATCTTTTTCGTAAAGATAATCTTCATCCATTAGTTAAAACCTGCTTGGAAACGATGCCACTCTATGGCATTCTTGATTTGAAAAGTTCTATTAGAAATCGTTTTAATAACTTCTTCAAGAAACTTTAGCATGATGTCGTAGTATCTAATTTTTAAGTCAATTTTATTCAGTTTCTCATCGGCATCCATATGCCTTTGTATTGCCTCTTTGTCCCTAACCTTGTATGGAAAGGGGTCTTCAACATAAACCTCTGCTGGTGCCTTTCCTGTGTAGTAATTGTAACGTTCTAGTTTAATTCTACTATAAGTTTCCCTTGCTTTTTCGCGCAATAAAGTGATTGTATTATAAAGAGTATAATATTTTGCATGTAGTTGGGGAATTTTTAAAGATTCATCATGCAAATTGTCAGGATCAATGAAAGAGTCTCTCTGCCACATCTCCTGAATCTCATCAAGATTCATAAGGGATTTCCGTCGGTTCCTAAGATATTATACACAGTATACTTGAAAGTCACATCAGCTGTAAAGTAGTTGATGTCGGTATCAGAAGATTCAAATTCCAATGAAGAAAGGGAAATTGGAAAAAGATCTTTAAATTTAACTAAAGCAGTATCTCTGTAATTGCTATTGAGAATCCTTAGTGTTCCGTCACTAAATGCTTCTTTTTCATCTCTTAGACCATCTTCATTTGTTGTAAAATCTGCAAATTGTTGAGCAGTTTCTGGGAAACCAAGACCAGTTAGCCAATTATGAATGGTCATATAATTTTCCATACTCTCATCAACATAAAACCTTAGATTGAAGTCACCATAAATTAACTTCTCTCCAGGAACATCAATATCTTTAAGATATGATGGTTGAATTGCAGTTCCGAGAGTTATCTCTGGTAATCTAGCAGATGTTACAAAAAAAGAAACTTTTTGGTATTTTGCCAGAGTAAATCTAAACCCAACTGGCGAAAGAAAATTTCTATTCTGTATTTGATTATCAAAAGCAGATGCCATGATCAGTCACTAATGATGAGACTATACCACTCATCGCTCATACCACTGATAATTTTATCTGCACCTTCCTTATCTTGAGTATAACCCTCTTTGATGAGATGATCTACGACTCTCTCATAGTGCTCATGAATAACCTTTGCTTCTCTTGGAGTTGGTTTCATCTTACTAATAGTTTTATTTTTATTTAGATAAAAAAAGAGGGGCATATGCCCCTCTGAGTATGATCTTGTGAATCCGATGGATCACATGAGGTTTTGAACCTTGACTCTTCTGTAGTAACGGTTTCTGTTAACTGCCAGGCGTCCAAGGGACTCGGTGGTTCCTTCAGCGAATGGGTTGGCAACAAGACCATAACGGGTCTTAAAGCCAATTTTTGGCTGGAAGGTGTTCTCACCAACGGCACGAACCATTTGGAGAGGAACATATGGGCAATAGAACAGACCTGCGTCATAAGGTGAAGAACCCTTATAACCAACAACGTAGTACTGGTCAGCAGCGAGGTTTGCAGAATAAGGATCGATATAAACACGATACTTACCTTGCAGAACACCAGCGAAGGTGTTACCAGTGTCATCAACGTTGAGGTTAGCGTTGAGAGCAGGGGTGTAATCCAGAACACCTGCCATGGTGAGGGCGGAAGCAACGTCTGCAGAGCAGAGGATCATGTTGCCCTTCCCGCGACGAGTTCTCTGGGCGATTGCGTTTGCATCGCGCTCGATCTGGAAGATCAGACCCTTGAACTTCTCAACGGACCAACGACCGTTGCTGTCAACGTCGAGGTCGAAAGCACCTGCGGTAGCAACGTTGGTTTGAGCACCCGATTCAGCAACCTTATAAACGGTTCTGATGACTTCGCGGTTGATCTCAGCAAGAATCTCAGTGGAGAGAATGTTTGCGAGTTCCGCTTCAGCATTAAGACCGTGGATTGCCTTCAGGTCCTGAGCAAGCTCAAGGCTGTATTCTGCTTTCAGAGCTCTGCTCTTAGCAGTAACGGTGACCTTCTCGATCGAGAATGCCATCTGGTTGAATTCACCAGCAGTGCCGTCGCCAAGTGCTTCAGCATCTTCGGTGTCCATACCACGACCAGTTGGGTATGTACCAGCAGCTTGTGAACCTTCTGGGTTCAGAGCAGCAGGGTTGAACGCCGAGATAGCAGCGGTAGTACCGAAACCAACAGTACCGTTGGTGAGGTTGCCTTCGTTCTGGGTGTAACCAGCAGACTCAAGGTTGAAGTTGCTGTCCTGACCCGAGAAGGAGTTATCTGCTTCGTTGAAGAATGCCTCAGTTCCGCTCTGGTTGGTGTAGCGGGAGCGCATTGCGAAGATCAGTCCAGTAGGACCGTTCATTGGCTGAACGCCAGCGAGGTCATAAGCGACCAAGTTTGGCATTGAACGTCTGATCAGGGAGATCAGAACAGGGTCGAAACCTGCGGTTGGGGATCCAGCACCTGCCGAGAAACCTGCGGTTGAACCAGATGAACCGGTGCCATTGGTTGGTGCTTCTGAAAGGAACTCACGCTCTTCGCGGATTGCCTTTTCTTGGTTCTCCAGGAGAACTGCGGTAACCATTCTGCGATGGGAATCCTTAATAGGATCAAGACCATCATAGTCTAGAACTGGTGCCCACTTCTCCTGCAGATGCTCGGTATTGAACATTTGCATTTGATTTTTACCTCTTTGGAAGTGTTATAGTTTGATTTTTTATGATAAAGAGATCACTTTTTAGAAGCTCTGCCGAGTGTCTGTAGGTAGGCAGACATCATTGGAGAATATGATTCTTGAATCTGTTGCTCCTCGGTTTTTACCTCCTCAGAAACAGTTTCGGTTTTGCTTCTTTGAGTACCAGCATTAGTTGGGAAATATGATTCTCTCAACTTAACTAGTTTCTCACGATAGTTAGCTTCACTATCAAACTCAACATTTTCTGCAAGAGAAGCGAGTTTATCCTTCTGCGAAAGTGCTAGACCTTCAGCTACCTCAGCGAAAATTACGTCTGAAGTGGATTCTGCTAATCTCTTATTAAGAGCAACGTTTCTTTGAATTTGCTCGTTGAGTTTAGTCTCCATTTCATCAAGCTTATCTACCATATTCTCGATAACATCATATTTATCTTCAGGGATGGATACATAATGATCTTCAAAAAGACCCTTCATTCCAGCAAGGAATGATTCGGTCATTTCGGTCTTAAGACCGTGCTCAATTGCGAGAGTGTTCTCTGCGATCCACTCATCGGCAACATACTCTAGGTAAGCGTCAAGACGCTCAGTCAATTCTGACTTAATTGATTGAACTTCTTCAATCAGTGCTGCTTCGTATTGTGCTTCGATTTGCTCTTTTACTTCAGCAACCTTTGTCTTGATAGCAGTTTCAAAAATGGTACGTGCTTTCTCTTGGAATTCCTCAGAAAGATCTTCACCAGTGAAGAGTGCTTGAACATCTTCTTCGACACTGTATTCTGCTTCAACCTCTTCGGTTTCTTCAGCGACCTCTTCGGTCTCTTCTTCAGCAACTACTTCGCCTTCTGCTACTTCTTCCTCTGCTACGATTTCCTCTTCAGCAGAATCAACGGTTTCAACAACCTCTTCTTCTGCTTCTGATTCTTCTTTCATACCAGCAGGCATGGGATCAGCAGGCTTAGCGCCTTTGGTGACAACATCCTTAACTTGCTTAAGGGTTGCACTAGGCTCCTTTAGTTTTGCCGAGTCGTCATCGACTTTGTAATTGTCTGGAGTAGGTCCGCCGAGATCTTCCCAACTCGCAGTTTGACCTGGGGTGTCCAGATCCAACTTTGGCATGGGATCGGCTGCCTTTGCTCCTTTGGTTACTACGTTTTCCATTTCTTGTAAATTGCTACCAACGGACATTTGTTTTGTTAGATTTTTTTAAATATAATCTGTATTTATTTATAAATTATAGATTTGATAAGAAATCTTGGAACAATTCCAGTTTCTTTTCTTCAAGCATTTTTTGGTCAACGAGAGTATTAATTCTCTTTTGAGTTTGTTCTGCGAGTTTTTCTCGGAGAATTCCTCCTTCCCAAACCCACTCTTTTCCTTCCATAATTCCTGAAACAAAAGCATCAGGAGCAGAAGGATCAGCGACGATATCAGCAGCAGTTGCTAACATGAAGTCTTCGCCAACAATTTTATGACCCTCATTTGTGGTTCTTAGTGAACCAACACCACGAGAAGAAACACCAAGAGTGACGCCTTCACCGATTAAGGATTTTGCAATCTTACCCATTGGGGTATCAAGAAGTTGTGCCTTGCCCATGAAGTTTGAACCTTCTTTGACAAGTGAAACGATCTTGTGGGAAACACGGTCAAGATTGACGGTAGGACCATCAGGATGACCGAGTTCGCCAAGGGCACGACCCTTAGCAACGAAAGTTTCGTTGTATCTCTGCACTTCTTTTGCGAGAGTGTTCATAGGATACATGCGACCATTACGGTTGCAGATGTCTCCCTGAAGGAAAACTCCCTCAATATACATTTTCTTTTCAGCACCTTTTCCTTCGGTGATGAATTTAACGTCTGATACTTCTTCTGTGATAAGTTTCATTTGTTTACCCAGTAAATCCTACTTTTGCACCAACAACACCACCTGCACTAGCAAATACTGTATATGCTGCATTTTTTTCTAGATATTCTGTAGTTGTCCCCAACATAGTAAATGTTCCAACTCCTGTTCCGCCAGCAGTTTCCTGAACGGTAATAACTATGGCATTTGAGCTGGTATTTACAAGTCTAACTACCGTAGCTTCAGAAAAACTGACGCCAATACCGGCAGAAGTTGGGACGCTTACTTCATCTCCCTTTAATAAGGTTCTTGTTGCCATTATTCTTGATCCTCGTTAGACTCGGTGTCATCAACCTGTTCATCTTCACCGAACATAGAATTGGCAACCCCAGGACGAAGTCCTTCGATTTTTTCTCCTGCTTTACCATACAAAAGTTCTTTGATTTTGTCGGTAATATCTGAAGCAGCAGAATCGGTTGCGATCAAATCGACAATGTCTTCCATAAAAATTTAATATAACAGTATATTTTATTTATATCTCTGCCTTTTTAGTATCTTTTTGGAAATTGGCATCGACATCAGTTGCCTGTGCTTCAAGGTCTGGTTCAACTGGAACGTCTCCCATTCCCATTTCCAAACCATCTTCACCTGGCAATGGCTCTCCAGTTATTGGATCGACGGCACTAGGATCTGGAATAATTCCATCCTTGATTTCTTGTTCGATTTGCTTATCAATATCGATAATCTCAGCATCAGTTTGGCGTAAGATCTTCTTACGAACATACTCAACAGAGTAGTACTTACCAATATAAGGTTCGATGGTTGCTGCTAAACCAAGTCTTTCGTTCATCAACTCAGACTCTTTAAGTTCAGCGAACTGATTATCATAAATGAAGTCATATTGAATATGATCTTCCATTCTTTCCCAGTCTTCTGGGGTGATGATATTCTTAAGAATCAACTGAGTGCGAAGCATGTCATTAAACATGTTCGAAAAACGCTTTCTCAGTCTTCCAACAAACTTGGAGAATTTTAGTTCGTCTCTTAGAATTTCTGAAGAACGACCGAGATTGAATCCACCATCATTTGCGATTCTGGATTCTGGAACCCCAAGTGCTCTATAGAGTTTCTTCTGGAAGTATTCAATATCTGAGAGTTCTCCCAGATTCTGGCCACCTGGCAGGGTGGTGATCTCAGTACCACGACCACCTTCTCTACGTGGTAACCAGAAATCCTCCATCATGGACATGAACTTGCGGTCATCACGAACTTCGCCAGTATTAGCATCATAAACAAGTTTATTTCTATAACGAGACATTACGTCGCGTAAATATTGTTCTGCCTTAACTTTAGGAAGATTGCCAACATCAATATAGAAAATTCTACGCTCGGGTGCTCTGGAAAGTCTGTAAATAACCAGAGAATCCTCAATCATTCTAAGTTGATTGAGTGCTTTAATTGCTTTATGAAGATAAGAAAGTACTGATCCCTTGTTTCTATCTACAAGACCAGAAGTGCAATATGTGATAGAATCTTTAGCGATCTTAATTGATTTTTGTGCCTGGGTGTTTCTAGATGAGAAAGAACCCATTGGATAACTTGGATTTGGAGTATAGATGTAATACTCTTCTATCTCTGGATTTAAAATATTGACATCACTTTCTTTATTCCTAACTAGAGCATTTCCTCTGTCTTGATTAGGTTCTTTTTTCATTTGCCTTACGGCTTTCATTTTCATAGGATCGATGTAACGAATTTCCTGAATACCACTATCAGGACTCTTAACATCAATAACCTTCAAATAATAAAGTCTTCCATCAACATACCAATTTCTGAAAATCTCATGGCACTTTCTGTCAAAGTCCATGAGTTCTTTAATATATCTGAACTCTTGACGAATTACACTTTTGATTTTATCGCTTGCATTTAAATTTGATAATTCAATCTCAATGGGAGAATCATACAAATCACTAACGATTGCTTCATTAACAACATCTTCGATAGCAGCATCACACTCTGGGTGAAGTGCCATTTCACGATATCTACGAATTAGATCGTACTCAGTTCTATATACACCTTCAATATCTACGTACTGACCATAAAACCCGCTCTGTATAAAATGGTCAACCCCGTCCTCATCATTTTGAGGAACGGGGGACACTACAGAGTCGGGTTTTTGCTCATTCTCAATTGAAAAACCAAAAAGTTTTGCCATTATAATCTTTGAACTACTGGTTAATATAATCTATTTATTAACCAATATTTTCTCCACCAGCGTTAGCACCAACACCTTTAGAAGCTTCCCACCAATGAACTTGCATTTCCACAGTGAATTCTTCTAAAGTATCGGTGGTTTCATATGAAAGATCAATCTGACTGATATTTGTTGGGAAAATATCATAGAACTTATAAGTTCTAAGAGTTGATCCATCACGATCTAGTTGATGAACAAAAGCATCTGCCTGATAATCTGCTGGATTTTGAAGACCAGTAGCATCAGATAGTTTGTTGATTGAGTTCATCCACTTCTCAAATGCCGAGCGAATGATGAAGTCAGTATCATTGATAACTGTGATTGTCCAGGTATCAAATGTTCTGTCTCCAGCAATTTTCAGGATTCTTCCTCTGAAATTAACTTCAATTGGAGTAATATTTGATGCAGGCAGCGCTGCTGCCTTTACCAAGAATCTTGCTTTTTCTTTAACATCATTGGCAATGCCAAGATCAGATGGAAACGCAAGTTCTACTTCAAATAGGTTGGGTCTTGCACCACCACCAACCAGCTTGCTTTTGAAACCGGTAATTGTTCTTAGTGGTGGTCTATTGAATTGATCTGCCATGGTTTTAGGTTCCTTTAATTAAATTAAACAGTACCGACTACTTCATCGAACGAAACACCAGTTCTGGTGGCAACAAAAGTAAGACCAATGAAGTTAATTGATCTTGCTGGTTTTACGAAGATGTCCGCAACAAACTCATTGTTATCAATAATTGCGGCAGTATTGTTTGTTTCATCACAAATGACTCTAAAGTCAAAGATACCTCTCTTTGCTTGAACATCACGAAGGAATGGTTCAACAGTATTTACAAAGTTGGTTCTTGTGATCTCATCGTTGAACTCAAACATCTGATCTCTTGCAGCAGCAGAGATTGCATTCTCAAGGTAGATGAACAATCTGCGAACATTGATTCTATCAAAAGCAGATGCTCTTCCAAGTCCAGTCTTATCACCAAAGAGTGTAATACCTGCTCCAGGAGAGAAGATAACTGGATTAACTCTGTTTGAGTATAATTTATCTCTCTGTGACTTGCTTGGATTGTATGCAAGTTTTACTGCATTGAGGATTGCACCTCTAGCAGTTCCTGCAGGTGAGAACCATGGGAAGTTATTGATATCATTTCTAGCACACAGTCCTGCCATATCACCATTAAGTGGAACATAGCGGAAAGTATCGGCAAATCTATCATACATGTACTTGTATCCACTGTCGAATACAGCAAAAGATGAAGATGTGATTGGTGAGTAGAATGAAATTACGTTATCTGTGATCGTTGCATCAGAATTAACTGTTACACTTCCAGAAGTTGTGTCATTTAGGAATGCCTTTCTATATGGAGAAACAAATGCAATTGCATCCTTTCTCAAATCTGCAACGGCAATCAGTTTGTTTGCCAGTGCTTGAGCAACTTCTTTTTCATGATTTGCTGATCCCATCAATAGGAAATCAACATCATACTGATCAGTATTTTCAAATAGATCGTAACCAGCAACTAGACCAGAGAGGGATACTTCCATTGATCCAGTTGAACCAATGCCAGTAGAACCATCGTAGTTCTTACCCCAACTCAAAGTATAGTCTTTTGCACCAACTACATCAAAGGTAACTCCTTGTGCATTTCGGTTCCAACCACCAACAGAGGAAACAAATTGATCGTTATAGGAGCGAGATCCACCAACGGTCCCAAAACCAGAAGATACTGTATCACTGGTATTTGCAGCTCCAGCAAATACATATCTTGAGTTTGTTGCAAGATACTTTCTCCAATATGAAGGAGATCCTACAGAGAACTCTGCATCTTTTGCCTTAGAAAGATTGAGATGCTTCTCAAGGATTGTTCCAGCATTTCCTGTAACTTCACCTTTATCATCTATTACAAGAACATGAATTTCATCATTCTTTGATGATCTTGCGGCAGCAAAGGCAGTTGTTCCTGGACGATCTGCAACGTTACTCCAATTAATTGTTGAGTTGGTTAATGTGATTGTTTGTTGATCATACCAATCTAACGCAGCAGTAATAGATGATCCATATCCAGTTAGATTATTACCATCTTGTTTGACGATAACAACCCCAGGATTAGTTCCACCCAGTCCAACTCCATTATTTCCAGTGAATGCCCAAGCACCACCTTGCTGATAAGAAACTGCAGTTTCTGTACCACCGGCAGAAACGTGTGAGACAATTTTAACATCTACCTGACTGGTTCCAATACCAAATCCAGTGATAACTCCTCTTAGATATCCATCAATAACTGATGTTGTTCCAGCACCAGCAACTGTTTTTGAGATTTTCTGAGTAACACCCATTCCAACTGTAGCGTTGTTGGTATTAACTCCAGTTAGTCTCTGATCCGCTTTTCCATCAACTACGGCAACGACTAATCCATTTGCCCAAGATCCTGGATTTCTTGCTGCAAAGGTTGCGTTTGTAAATGCTGTAGCGTCATATCCCTTATTATTATAATCATCCAAACTAAGGATCTTCAATACCTGAGTTGTGCCAAAACCAGCATTAGCATTATTCAGTTGTGTATCATCAGATCTTACTACTCTGAGGGCACCACCATATGCTAGATAAGATGAAGCAACCATCCAATGTTCATAGTGCTTATCACTATCAACTGGTTCTCCAAAATTATCAATTAAATCTTGTTCGGTTTCAATTAGTGTTGGGAGGTTAACGGGTCCTTTGGTAAACGGAGCAACAAGAGCACCTACTTTATCTGATGCTGCGTTTACTCTACCTACAGTTAGGTCAACCTCTCTTACTACAATTCCAGGAGATGCTAAATTTAGAGGCATCTTTCTGTTCTCCTAATCCAGAATATTTCTGAAATTATTTATTAAAAAGGGTATTTCCAATGGGAAAACAGTGCATGAACATTACCAATCTGGATATTCCCAGTTTGAACTGTGGGGTTTTTTATTTCTATTTGCTTTAACTCTGTTAATAGTACATTCTTTGCACTCATAGGAATATGAGGATAATACCATATTATTTTTCCTAGTTCTGTAGAATCCTTCTATTAGATTCTTTCTTATATTGCAAGTTCTACAGATACGCTCAGAAAGAAATAGATGTTCTAGTTCAAACTGATCATCTAAATCCATTACTTATAATCCCACATGTATGACATATCACCATATTCATCAGTGTACCATCGGTCACCATCATTATCAACAAATGTCATTTCATCTAGACCATCACTAATAAATCCAAATGGTGCCATGTCTTGTTCTATTTGATTTTTCTGTTCTTCATAAATTCTCTTACGGACATCATTGTCCGTCATCTCTTTGAAATAATCCTGAGCAACTAACCAGGAAAATATAACCAGGCACATCGCCAGGTCATCGTTACATCCCTCTTCTGCTTCGAAGGAGTTATGGCGCTGAGCAAATGTTGTTAGTTCTGAAATAATTTCATAATCAACAGTCAGTAACTTATCATCTTCAAGAAGTGTCTTTAAGTTTGAGCATCCCAACTTTTTGACTGCTGCAGTCATTCTCACACCAAGTTGAGATTTTTTACCACTAAATCCAGATCCTACGATTTGACCGGCACGACCTCTCATCGCACACATTAGCACATTTTCGTACTCTAGATCGAAGTGAAGAATATTTGCTACTTGATCTCCAATATCATTAACTTCAATCAGTAACCAAGCATCATTATATCCCTTTGCAACATCATGTATAATATTTGGGAATAGCATAGGTTTGATTTCATTGTTCCTATACTTACCAACTACCTTATATGGAAACTCTGTAATATCAAAAACGATGAATGCAGAGTAATCGTTACCCAAACCACGGGCAACGTCAACAGTAATTAAATAATTATGTTCTTCTTTAGGATGCTCGTAAATATCCAATCCAGCATTTCTTTTGATTGGACTTTCATATACAAGATTCCTAAGTTTTGCTGGATTGATAAGAGTGTTGACCGATCCTAGGAATTCGCACTCAAACTCAACCTTGAACTGTGCTTCCGAAGTGTTGGCAATGGTCTGTTCCTTCCATGCCTCATCTCTACCAGGAACCTCAGACCAATGAACATCAGTTGGTGTGTATTCGTTCTTGCCTCTTTCCGCATCGTGCCACATGCGGTAGAAGTGATTCATACCCCTTGGGGTAGAAACGATAATTACCTTTGTGCTCTGTCCAGAAGAAATAGTAGGATAAACAGAGGCAAAGAAGTCATCAGCAATGTGATTCGGGATGAACGCGAACTCGTCAAGAAAGATG